TAAACAAGCATTATCTGGTGTCCAAAAAAGTCTTTCCAATGTAAAAAATAGAGTATTTAGTCTTAGAACTGCATTAGTAGGTCTTGGTGCAGGTGCTGTAATTAAGGGTTTTGTTGATGTTGGTAAGGAAGTAGAAAGTTTAAATATTAGATTTAAATTTTTATTTGGATCAGCAGAAGAAGGTGCAAAAGCATTTGATAATCTTGCAAAATTTGCAGGAACAGTTCCATTCTCATTAGAAGAAATATCAAGAGCATCTGGAAACTTAGCTGTTGTTGCAAAAGACGCAGACGATCTTAATAGAGTTTTAGAAATAACAGGTAATGTTGCCGCTGTCACAGGACTTGATTTTGAAACAACTTCTTCACAAATCCAAAGAGCATTTGCAGGTGGTATAGGTGCGGCAGATCTTTTTAGAGAAAGAGGTGTCAGAGCATTATTGGGATTTGAAGCAGGTGCAAAAGTCACAGCAGAAGAAACAGTCAAAAGATTTGAAGAATTATTTTCTGGTAATGGTAGATTTGCAGGTGCAACAAATGATTTAGCAACAACACTTGAAGGAACTATATCAATGTTAGGTGATAAGTTCTTTAATTTTCAAAAAGATGTAGCAGAAGGATTTTTTGATGAGTTAAAAAAAGAATTTGGTGATCTTAATAAATTTTTAGAGCAGAACGAACAAGAAATAGAAAATATTGCTAACACAATCGGTGGTGTTTTTGCTACTGCAATAAGTAAAACATCATCTACGATTTCAACCTTAACACCTGCTGTTCAAGGTATTAGTGGTGCTATTGGAGATGTTATTAATGGATATAATAGTTTGCCATCAGAAGTAAAAACAGCAGGTTTAATTGGTGTTATACTTTTTGGTAGGCAAGGTATCGCTGTTGCTACAGCAGTTGGATTAATTATAGACAGACTTCAAACACTTGCAGGTTTAAATACAGAATTAAGTTTAGTAAGTTCAGAAGATTTAAGAAATTTAGATTTTGTTGATGCAAGACTTTCAAAGGTAAGAGAAGAAATACAACAATTACAAAATCCAGATCCTTTAGTTATTGAAACACTTTCAAAAGCTGATTTAAGCAAATTTCTAGAGGATCAAGAAAAGTTAAATGAATTATTAAAAGAAGAAGCAATACTAAGTAGATTATCTAACACACTTTCATTTGAAAGATCAGATTTTTATACAAACCTTAACGCAGATATATTACAAAATGCAGAAAATCAAAAAAATGCAAACAATGAACAAATAAAACAACAAAAAATTTTAAGTATAAGTGCAAATATGCTTGAAAGTGGTGCAAATGCACAAGCAAAATTATCATTTAGGACAGAAGAAGGTATTTCAAAATTTAGAGAATTAAGATTAGAATTAGAAAAATTTAATAATCAATTTAGAACAAGTATAGATCAAACAGAACAATTAAGACAAAACTTTCCTAGATTTACACAAACACTTAAAGATGCAGGAGATACAACATTACAACTTGATAACCTTTTCAGTAATACATTTAACAATTTTGCAGATACATTAGCAGATAGTATTATGACAGGAAAGTTTGCTTTCAAAGACTTTGCAAGATCTGTTATTGCAGACATAGCTAGAATTATAGCAAGACAACAAGCATTGATAGCTATTCAAAAAGTTGCAGGATTGTTTGGTGGTAGCATTGGTGGATTTAGTATAGGTAGTTTATTACCTGCTATGTCATCTGGTGGTAGGGTAAACAAAGGTATGCCTGTGTCGGTGGGCGAGGCAGGGCGTGAAATCTTTATTCCCCAATCTTCTGGAACTATCGTACCAAATAACCAAACAGGTGGATCTACAAACATAAACTTCACAATCAATACAGTTGATGCAACAGGGGTAGATGAATTACTAACAAATAGACGAAGCACTATTATCAATGTTATAAATGATGCTTTGAATAGACAAGGTAAAGAGGCATTAGTGTAATGAGTGGAACTTATCCAACATCACCAGAGTTTAGATCAATAAACTTTGGATCAGAACAAAGAACAAAAGTATCAACCACAGATAGTGGTAAAATGTTTTCTACACAGATAGATGGTCAAAGATTTAAGTTTTCTGCAAGTTATCCTGCACTTAGTAGATCAGACTTTGCACCTGTTTTTGCTTTTGTTATGAAACAAAGATCACAAAAAGAAACATTCCAAATATCTTTACCAGATATTAAAAATGCTAGAGGTAATGTATCTGGATCAGTATTAGTAAAAAATGCACATACAGCAGGTGACACTACTATTACTGTAGATGCTATGACAGGAACATTAAAAGCAGGTGATCTTGTAAAATTTGCAGGTGACACAAAAGTTTACATGGTAGTTTCAGATGTGACAGCAGATGGCAGTAATGAAGCAACACTTACTATTGAGCCACCATTAAGATCTGCAATATCAGATAATGCTTCTGTGACTTATGATGGTGTTGAATTTACTGTTAGACTTACAAGTGACATACAACAGTTTACAACAGACAACTTAGATACATTTAGATATGAAGTAGATTTTATTGAGGCTTTGTAATGACTAGAGGATTATCTAGTGCAATAACAACTGAATTACAAAATCAGAATATAAAACCTATTGTATTAATAGAAATATTATTTCCAACACCACAAAGAATAACAAATCATTACAAAGACATTACACATAATTTAAACACTTTTACATCAAGTGGACATTTAATATCTATTGGTGGTAAAGCTGAAAAATCAGAACTTGATGTTGGAAATTTTCAAGTAGAACTTTCAGCAGTTGATAGTGCATTTGTTTCTATAGTTTTAAATAACAATGTATCAAATGATGAAGTCACTATTGATATTGGACTTTTAGATAGTTCAGATGCTTTGATTGGTACTTTTAATTATGACATAGGTTTTATTGAAAGTTTTAGTATAGACACAGATAAAGCTAGATTGATATTAAGTTGTACTTCTCACTTTGCTGATTTTAGTAGAGTTTCTGGAAGAAAGACAAACGAAGGTAGTCAGCAAAATTTTTTTTCATCTGACAAAGGTATGGAATTTTCAGCATTAACAGTACAAGATCTTATATGGGGTAGAAAATAATGGGATTTTTTATTCCTAT